AGCAAATTCTGAAATAGTGTCACTAGTGACAGTCGTTGTTCCATCAGCTCCGACTGTTTCTGTCACTATATCTAGAGCCGCTAATGTTAAATTTATAGCAAATCTATCTGCACCGGGAGCGGCATAGTTGGCAGTCCCTTGAGCATTATCCAAAATAGATGGATCATCATCTGTCTGAACGATTTCTTCAGTAGCGAGTAATCCAATTCTCTTAGTAGGACTATTACTATATTTGTCTAATGAAATAGTTTGATCTTGAACAACTACAAAAAATCCACTAATATAAAAAGCACCTTCCGAAATACTTGCAATGGATGCAGTATTTTGAGCTGCAGCGATACCGGCAGTTCCACTTAAACTAACCGTATTAGCTTGCCATGGCACGCCTTCTAAAGTAGAAATTGTTTCACCGTCTATAAAATCACCACCACCCAATTTTGAAAAAAGTAATGTTGGTTGATCTGAAACAGTTCCGGGCTCAGCTTGAATAACTAAACCTTTAGCTCCTGATGTTCCACCAGTGATAGTTTTTTGAGCAAAATTAGTTACGGCAACATCTGCATTATCAAATGCAGATTCTAATTTTAAAGAATTAACTTGATTATTAAGGGTAACATCCCCACCAAAAACTTTACTACCTTCTTTGAAGATATTATCACCAAACCTAGATACCTGTTCTTGTAAGATTGTTTGTAATTGAGTTAACTCTCTTGCTTGAACTGCAAAACCAGGCCTGAATAAAATTCTATGAAAGTTTTTATTTTTATCATAGTCATCATAGTATGGTGCAATGTTAAAATTTGTTTTTACTCCAGACACTTATATCTCTTTCTAAAAATTTTAGAAGTTTATAATTAATTTCACATCTTCAATTTGGTCACTAGCTCTTGAGATTGGTGATCTATTTTCAACATACAGAATATCACCAGTATATTGTTTCAAGTCAGGTCCTTCAATAACACTTGTGTTAGCCGTAGTTCCGGCACCAGATATTGTTAGAGCTTCATTAGCTTGAAACGATCCAGGAGTTGTATCCCAACCAACGGTTGAATTAGCTCCTTTTGTAACTTGTGTTATTCTCAACTTACTTGTACCGGAAGCCCAGTCAACAACCCTTCCTGTGGCTCCTGATTCAGCTCCTGTTACTACATCATCTGCTATATAAGCTGCTCCAGAAAATGATTGAAGTGTACATCTAAGAGCTTGATCTCCTAAAGAAATTACTGCCGGAGTTCCAAGATCTGATCCATCTGTAGTATTAGCAGCATTTGGATGTGAAATTAATCCAATCTTTCTAAAATCATTCGCAACTGTAAATTCGCCAGATTCATCATTTTCTAGTCTAACATTAACCATTATATTAAATCCGCCTAATTCTTCAACGGAATCAAATCCATGACCACCTTTAGGTTCAATTGCGGCAACTACCTTGGCATCATCTAAATTCCAAGAAGTATTTGCTAAAACATTAACTACTGCATTTGTATATCCGGATCCAGCTGCGATAGTTACAATATCGGTTAAGCCAGATGCATTAGTTCCATTAGATCTACAATTTGCTCCAGTACCATCTCCTAAAATTTGTAATCTGGGAGCTATTTGGAAATTATCGCCTTGAGCAGGAGCGGAAGAAAGTGCCGGATTGAAAGTTACAACTTTAGTGGTTGCATCATAATCTGTAATAGTTCCACCTGAACCTTCAGCATCTCCTGAAGTAAAGAAAATATCTGAACCGACATAAACGTCATCTACGGCCGAAGCTGTGCTGTGAATTCTACAAGAAGTTGTAGTAGTACTATATCCTCCACCAAAACCATTATCTAATGTATTAGTTTCAAAAATTAAATATTCTAATCCTCCAACGGTGCCATTAGCTGTTTTTCTGTAGATGTTAATGGCTCCATCAACTGCGCCGTTCTCAACATCTCTTTGCAAAGTATTTTCTTGAGTGGCAGAAGCCATAACAACGTTTGAAAATCTAACTTGTTGTACTGGAATATAATTTGTTGTTACAAACTTTAAGGCTGATGCTGCGGAAATCGTATACATATATTTCCACTTATAACCATCAGATCCAGGCGTAACAAGTGCTGTTGTCTGTCCGGTAGGTTTAGCTAAACTATTCCCGGATGTGTTATTGTTCGCTAAGCACTTATAAATGTTAAATTCATCTGTCATAACATAAAATGATTGTGCTAGCATTCCAGGTTCTGTATTATCATAAGCATAATAAGGCGTATTATTAGCCCAATTATATCTAGGAATACAATGTGTCACGTCGGTAGATACAACCTTTTTGGCTGCAATCATATCCTTCCAGTGACTATAATAGGTGTTTGATACATCGTCGGTAGGTGAAGGGGGTGTTGTGTCAGAATCTGCTGCCGCGGCTCCCGCTACATTAGCCCAGTTTTGGACACCACCGATGAAAAGATACATATTAGATTCTAAGTATGTATCGCCTGCGACTGTATTCGCGAATGTTGTCATTCCGAAATCTTCGTCAAAAGACTCCCGGAATTGTCTTGCATTGAACATTCTAAATTTGTTTGTTACTAAGGCCGGCATTTCGATAACTCCAATCTTTTATTTTTAATTAATTACTCTAAAACGGTATGTTGAGCAACGGCATCTAATATTCCTTCTGGAAAATATTTATTACCGCGATTATGAATGTTAAAAGTTGTTGTGGTCAAATCGCCCACGATATATTTAGCGTCATGACGACTATAAATATTCATTTTTCTATTCGGTTCTTGACCTATTCCTGTATTTATGAGATCTTCATATAGTAAAAATTCAGATTCGATTATTAGCTTACCAATCGAAGAAGTAGCAGCGTTTGAGCCATCTTCCGCTAATAATTCATCTCCATCTTCTAATAACATCCCATCGGACTCTTCTAATATTATATTTATATCATCAAAGTAAACTGTTGAACCTTGCTCTAAATTTTTAACTGGTGTCACATTTGTGACTACCAAGCTTTCAATTATTTGATCATCATATTGTTCAGCAGCATCTATAGAGTCATGTGCTAGAAAATATTCATCAGGATTAGGAATAGTTCTAACCGGGCAATATGTTGGATATGGATATGCTGTGGTTGTCAAATCCCATTGTGGTGAATATGTTTGATGAATTGGTAACTTAGTAGTTATTTTAATTATATCGTTTTGTAAAGCGACTCCGATAATATTATCGGGATGATTACTATAAGTTCCAAATTCTTTTATTGAAGCATCTCTATAATCAACATAATAATTTGTACCTTTTGATAACCCCGTTCCGGGAAGTGGATTATAGGATCCTTCTAGAAAAGCAGCCATTTGAAGAGATTTATCTATTGTAACTACTTCGCCCCAATCTCCCAGTGCTATATCTTCTTTTGCTAGTCCTAATACTGAATGTACACCATCTAATTGAGGTTTCGCATCACCATTTGCTTCGCAAAAAACTAGTTGAATTTTTCCATTATCCATTAAACCAACTACATGGCCTTTACTAATATCTTCAAAAGCTTGATATTCATATAATTTCCATTGAGAAAAAGATAAATCTAATTGATCTTTAGTTACTGCTTTTCCTAATTTAATTCTATCTAAACTATCTGCAGAAGTTATTGTAGGCGGTACAGTAGTGAGCCAACATTCGTGATCGCCACCTTTAGCCCAAACATTTTGACTATAATTAGGATAATATTCTGCTCCTGGTATTAAATCCCAAACACGTTCTTCTATAGAATCTGTATCTCTTACTGTTACAACTTCTCCTACTTCGGCATCTTCATTAACTATTCCTAATAATGAATGAACATAATTAATACGTGGAAATAATACGTTTCCTACTTCATATACTCTTTCTACTTTTCCATCAGGTCTTAATCCCACTGCCATTCCACCATATACTTTTGCACCCGCTACTATAAATGTATTTGGATTATTTAATTTTTTATCTTTTGCTCTTGCATACGCTTGACCAGATGAGGATACTTGAGTTCCTGTATTAATAGCAGTTAATTGTGGTTTATCAACCGCTGCAACTGGAGTGTGTGGAGTCACTTCTATAGTTGAAGAAAGTACTGATTTATTTTCCGTCATTATTGGACCACCAAAGTCTGCATGCAGATGACAAAATGCAAATAATGCGCGATAAAAATCAGGCTGCCAATCAACTAGTTCATCCGGAGGTAACCAAGTTTTATAAGTATGATCTGGGATTTTAAAGTCGACATAAGCACCGCCATTACCAGGAGTACCTACGGCAGTTACAGGAAATTCCATACTTGATACGAAGCTTCCATTATGATGACCATCAATTATACTAGCAAATCTTAATGGATGAGTTAAATTAGAACTGTCTTCTTGATTGAAACGATATGTAACCCCTTTAATAAGTTTTCTTGACCAAGCACTATCATTAATGTTTACACCATCAAAATAAAAATCTGTGCCTGAAACTGTTACCATTATTTCCCATGATGCAGGATTTGGATATTCTGTTATGGGCCAGCCAAACGCAGCTTCTGGAAAAATGGGTTCTAAAACAGAGTCTGCCATGTTAACATAAGTAGACACGCCTGTTAAAGCTGGAAGATCAAGTTGTATCCGTTGTAATCCCCAACGATCAAAAATTTCGAGGTGTGTTTTAACTTCGAGATAATGATTATCCTTCCACAAGTCCGCAAGTAATTCAATTTCTTCTTGGCCGTAAGTCCAATAAGTAGTAATTGTTGGCATTACTTGTGTACCGTCCGGAGAACGATACTTACCTAATATACCTATCTCTAACCAATAATCTATACCGCCTTTACGTTCTGTATTCGGATTCCCATCTCCGCCTAGACCCCAATAGGTGTCGGCTGGTCTTTGTGCTCCTGCAGGTGCACGCCATGCACTTGTCGTATGTACTGGACCCCACCTATTTTCTGTATTATAATGAGTTGACTTGCCCCATAATGAAACTCCGCCAAAGGCACTGTGGCCCGTACATTCATTTCCTTCGAAGTGGCCTGGAATGACTAATTCTGGAAATACATTTGGATACCAAGGAGCAATTTTTTCAGTAGAATTAAGACGCGCTTTATCATGCTGCGAAAAATGATGAGGTATTTCTACTCTCCCTGTGCGATTTGAATCATATCCATCGTTCCACGGATCAAATTGTCCAGCCAAACCTCGGCTGTATGGTTCATAATCCCATCCACGTCCAACTAACCAATCTACTCGTCCGGCATGAAATGCAAAATGTTTATCATCTGTTGTAATTCCAAATCCTATTGTTCGCGGATCCAAAAATTCAATATGCATTTTATGAACTTCTCCAGTCCACATATCAATTTGCCCGAAAATACTAGTATAAGGGCCCATGGTAGTACTATTATAAATTGTATCAGTACCTCTCTGGCTGGTTGTGAGTGGTCCGTATGTAGGTACAAATGCTGGTGTTCTATCAACAAATAGTTCAAGCTTTTTAATAGTATCCGTCTCCACTTTAACGTCTACATTTATCAAAAGTAATATTCCAATTTCCCCGAAAACATTCCAACCAGCAGGATGAACAAAAGATCTAACTAAATCTCTAAATTCATTAATTTGAATGTCCGATCTTAAAACGTACGAAAAATCTTGATAGTAATAAGAATCTTGAATCCTGATAATATCACTAATCATTCCGAGTTTATCTTGAAACTTACCAGGATAATTTGTTACAGCTGTTCGTATAGCTAAAAATGTTGCATTATTATCGCCATCAGGAGCAGTTACAGCAGGTACTATATTATAATTAATACCTGCCGTAGTAATTGAAAGAGATTTGATAGCTCCAGTTTTTAAAGCTCCGGCTTTTAAAATAGCATTGTTACCATAACCAGAATTTGTTTCCTGATAAGAAGCATTTGAAGATGCTAAAGTTGCTGTTCTAGCACCTTGGGAAGAAATAATCATTTCGCCAGGAATAAAATCTGCGGGTTCTAACATCATAAATGATTCTATATCATCGGCAGTATTAAATCCTTCATATTGAATTTTTCCACGAGATGATATATCAGCGATTGATATATTATCTATATGTAAATCATATGTTGTAGAAGTCGAAGTATTTGCAAATAAATAAACAGCGTGATAACGATCTGAACTTGCTACAAATTTTCCTTCGAAAGTATAAACTTGATCTGCATTAGTTGTTTCCAGAAGAGTATAAACAACTGATTCTGTTAATCCTACTGTGGATCCTACTGGTTCATAATCAACATCGGTATCTGAATGGCCATATCTTAATTCAACGAACTTGAGACTTTTGCTGCCTCTAAAAGAAATTTTAGCATTATATTGATTTCCTGGAATAATAGTATTCGCATATGCTTCACCTTCTTCACTATCTATTGAACGTAAACCAATATAAGTTTCTAACTGATCATTAATCGCTATCTTACCACTATATGAACCAGAAATAGTATTTGATGTTTCTACTGAAAGTGTGTGGCTCCCAGTATCTACGGCTGTTCTTTTTGAAGAAAAAGCCGAAAGTCCTGAAATACTTCCATCCTCAAAGTCTCCAATATTATTTTGAAGAACATTTACATCTTCAAGAGAAAAAGTTGCTTCTTCATCTTTTACCTTCATGGTACTAAAAGTAGAATTTGATGTAGAATTAACAGAAGGTAATATTACTTTTGCTTTCTTGCCAGATGTTACCCCTATAACAGATTCGCCAAATCTATATTTTCCATAAACATTTTCATCAAAATTTAAATATGTTAATCGACCAGTATTTTTTCCTGTTATAGGATCTTCAAATCTCCATTGTTCTAGACCTAAAGTAGATTCATTTTTTGCTGCATATCTAGGAGCTCTTATATAATCAAGTCCTGTAGTTATTACTCGAGTTTCAGAAATGGACCCGAAACCTGTATAAGTATAAGCAGTTCCTCCATAATAATCTGAAACTGATCTTGAACCATCTCCTAATGGATTTGCAAATAATCCCTCTTCATCTTTAATTTCATAATAGCCGGCGGGTTGAATCGTGTTAATGGTAAACATATTAGATTTACCAGGAACTGCAGATCCATTTGCACTATAATAAAGATCACACGCTGAACCTTCAACAAAATTAGGAGCCTGTGGACTTTCTAATGCATATACAAAAGTTGAATTATTTACTGAGGGCCCTGCAACTGTTCCTCTGGTTCCTGTTTTAGAATCATATACAAAATAACCTGGTTGTATATCATCTTCAAAAGCCTCAGTGTGGAAAAGAATATTATCTCCAGCATCAGAACTTCCATCTGTACTATCAATAAGAATTAAACCTGTTCCTTCTTCTAATAATATACTTGCTCCACCTTCTGCGGTATCTTGATTTGCTACTTCCGCAACAAACGTAATTGTATTACTTGAACTAAAGTGTGTATTAATATTTTCTGGATATTTAACATCTTCTTCTTCGATAGAAAAAGAAGCCGAATTTAATAATATAGCTGATTCAGCAGTTCCACCTTCAGCAACTGATATAGCTGCGCTAACCTTTGTATTAGAACTTCTAAACACTCCTGTGGGAAGCACTTTGGAAATTACGCCGGTATGTCCTCTTCCTCCGGTTCCAGAATTATTAATTTCTAAACGTTCGCCTCCATAATAACCATTACCTCCATCATCAATGATAACTTCATCAATAGCACCATTAGCAGTTGACGCAACGCGTGCAACAGCACCTTTTCCGGCACCTCCTGTAATTATAAGTTCATCGTTAATGGCATATCCTGTTCCATTACTTATAATATCAATTTCCCCAATAACCGCAATACATGTTCCCCGAGAGGATTTTGTCGGGAAGGTCATTGATTTAACCACATCTTCCGAATTATCACTTCCCATTAATTCTGCGTCAATATATGTTTCAATTGTTGCTATTGTTTCGTCTGATTGAAAATCAGAATAGGCATCAAAACGAACATCATATCCTTTGGTATAATCGGTTAAAAATAATTCTGTTACACCAGTTGTTCCTTCAAAATATGAAATTGAATTATCAACAGTAGCTGTTGCTTGAGATTGTTCACCTTTAATAATTTTACTATTAAAATCATCTGGATTTAAAGCTGCTCCAGTAAAAATTTTAATAGATTTTAATGATTTCCAAGTTCCGTCGGATGGTCTTAATAATCTTTCTTTTGGATATATAAAGGAAAGTTGCTCCGATCCATAAACAGTTCTCCATAACCATAAAAATGAATCCTCTGTTCCTCTTGACCTATAAATTTCTCTGGCGGTTTTTATCGCTTGTCTTAAATCTCCAATGGCACCGATAGGAATATTTGTTAGAAAATCATCCCGGAACCTCTCCAAATACATATTATCGGTTTCATCTATATCATTAACCAAATCTAAATCAGCCGCCCCTCGGAGAGGATTTCTTTTAATGTCTTTATCGGTTTGACCAATTACTGCTTTTGCTCTAGATCTTTTTCCAACTATTTCTTCACCGTGAAGAAAAGCTTTAGTATTTGTGGGGCGCGCAAATAATACATGAGGATCGGTTTTATAATTTTTACTGGTAATATCTGCAGATTGATATTTGCCTGCTGGAAAAACACCGTGATTTTGAACACCCGTAATTATTGCTTCAGTTCCAGAAACGGCACCCACAATTAATTCACCTAATGAAAATGTTGCGGTAGTTGGATCTCTATCTGATTCAACCAATAATTCATGAATTTCACTGACACTCGGATTATCGTCTTCTGTGCTTTCTAATAGAAATTTTCGTCCGGAAGTGGCATATTGGGTAAGTGTTGTTGTAGGTGGATCGTTTTCATATACTCCGAAGTTGACGCCGCTTTCTCCACCTTTTTGGGGCATATAAAATGTACGTCCGGCGAATTCTTCTAAGTGTAATTCATAAACTATTCCTGGATCATCAGAAGCTGCTATCGCATCTGGCCTATTACCATATATTGGAAAATAATAACCTGTTTGTAATCCGACATCATATTCAACTTCTAAATCGGATGGTGAGTATATTAATCCATCATCCAGAGCTGTGCCGTAAATATAATAAGCATCGGCATCATCTTCAAGAACTATATTATATTCGTCTAAAATTAAATCGGTATATTCTATTTGATAAGATTCTAGGAATTCAAAATACTTAGTAAGAAAGAGAGGGAGATTGGAACCCTCCTCCGTAAAAAAGGAAGGTAATTGATTTTGAATAATTTCAGAAATTCTATTATCAGCCATTATGCGGTATTAGCTCCATATACTACCAAAGCCGGCGTTTCATTAACAGTTCCCTGAACAAAATCGCCAGTAGATAAGGCCGTGTCTACTATCATATTAACTATTACATCTTTTCTATTAATTATTATAACTTGTTCTCTAATGGGGGTAACATCTTGAATATTGGTTTCAACATATATTTCAATAGTATTATTATTTACTACCGTCTCGACAGAATTAGGTTTAAATCCTACCAACGTCATTTTACCAGTTTCATAATCTATTGTTCCCACATTAGAATTAACAATTGCTACTGCGCCGGCTTCTTCTTTCACAACTTGAATAATTCCGTCAGCATCATTTAATAATGTATTTTGTTCTAATACATCAGTATTTTCATTGATATATTCAAATTTTGAAGATGATAATGCTCCCTTATATCCCTTATAAGGATATTTTATCTGATTAGAAAAATTTTGAGAATAGTTAAATGCCTGGCCGAGCTCAACTACTAATCGTTTAAATAATAAAACTGTTGTCTGGTTGTTCAAAACAGCTGGATCAGAATTATCAATTAAAGTGGTTAATCGTGAATATCTAAATCTTAAATCAAATTTTCCTAATTCCTCAATATTATAATCTAGAGCAGTTGAAACAATTCTTTCACCTATTTCTTGGGGTGATTGTACAGTTTTATTTGGATCATATCGAACGTTAGCGATAATTGATATGTATAGATAATCCGGTGGCACAATTTCTGGCGTAACAGATACCATATTCTTTGTTGCTAAAATTTCTTTTTTAATAACTTCTTTATCTTTTGTTGTTAAAAATAATCCACTTTTAGGTTTAACAGCAATATAAGCTTTTCCATATCTCGGAGGGTCATTTTGTTCTCCACCCCAGCATGTTACGGATTCAGCATTAACCCATTCTTTTTCCACAACTCTTTTATAATCATTTAATGTTACACATCTATTTTGAGTTTCATATAATTTTGGTGCATTATACTTAATTTCAGCAACAGATTCCCTGCTGCCTCCACCATATCCAGCTGTTGTAGTAAGCACAGAAACATTAGAATATCCACCTATTGCATCTATTGCTCTAAATGCTACTGCTTTATTAGTAGCTGTTCCATCGGATATATTCGCAGCTAAAATAACTTGACTTCCATCTGCCGGCCTATATCCAACTTTATTATCTCCGAATTGAACTTCAAATTTATTTTCAAAAGTTTCATATAAAAAATATACATTAGATGTAGGTGTAACTTTAACTGTATCTGATATTAATTGATAGGAATGTGTTTCAGTTGAAGTGGGTGAAGATTTTATAACAACAGAAAGAGTTGTTACATCGGTGTTTGTGTTTGGTAATATAAATTGTTGTTCTTTATTATTATAATCAACTTTATATTTGTGTGTTAATCTGATACCTTGATTTAATTGAACATCCCTTATCGTAAATTTTCCTGAATCATCCAATATTCCGGAATAAGAATTTGCTGTTGTAAATATGTATTTTTGTTCATCAATAGTTGTTGAGAATCTTTTATCTTTTTCAACAATCATAGATGTTGCAGAATCACTCGGAATTATTTCTAATTGAACAATTGCTTTAGTTCCCTGCACAGATCGCGGCGTATAACCTAATTGTTTAGCTTTTTGTACAACAGAATTTCTGAGTTCCGCCGTATCTAAAAACATTTCATTGGCTAACATATTCAAATAAAAGGAATTGTAGTATGTATTATATGAAAGCAAATCCATTATAACATCTAATCCAGATCCCGCAAAATCAAAATTTGAAAATTCACTTTGACTTTTTAAAAATGCTACTAAGTTTGATTTAATAGAACTATAATCTAATTCAGATACTTGTAATTTAGCTGATTGTTCCGGCACAGTGTTTCCTATCTATATAAAAATTGTTCGAAGGTTTCTGAGGATTGTTGTCCCATCATAGTGAAAATTATTTTTACTCTATACCTATTTAAATCCTCTTCAGCTATCACAAAGATATCTCTTATTATAGCACGCGGTTCGAGGGCCTGCATAGTTGTTTCAATACTTAATCTTAATCGAGTTTCTGTTATTTTATTCATGGGATCAAACAACAGACCTTGTAAATTTGATCCAATTTCGGGATGTCCTATTCTTTCGAATTCTCTAGTTTGTAAAACATTACGCATAGACTGTTTTATAACAGTAGAGTTCTTTGTTTTGAGAAGATCTCCCGTAATAGGATGAACTTTGAACGATAAATCTACATCAGAATATATTGCTGCACCCGTATCTTTATCATATTCAAGTTCTGTATATGTTGTATCTGCCATTTATAAATTACTCCAGTTACTTTATTTAGCTGTTAATGAAATTATGGGTGGTGCTTTGCCATGTGTTCCCTGCTGATGTGGATGTTGTCAGCCGCGGTGCCCAACTTCGGCCACGTTTCGGCATTGATAGTATCGAGATATTCATAAACTTCTTCCGCTTGTGCTGATACATCTTCTAATAACTTTTTAAATTTATTTCTACTTTTTTGTATTGCGGCACTGATAACCGCTTCGGCATTGGACTCAGCTGATATTTCAAAAGACCACTCTTCGTGAAATTGAAACATGCTTACGGACGATCCTACTACCAGTGCCTCGGTCAACTTAAGATATTCTTCCCCAATTGTATGATCCACCGCTCTGGTGTAGCTGTCTTCACCGTCAAAAACAATTGTTATTTCATCACCTTCAGCAACACCTAGGGCCATCCATGTATCGGCGACGGCCTGTTCTTCCTCTGTGCGCACAATCTCGAGACCAGTATCGTCTGAAATATAAGTTTCAGAAACCGGCACAGTCCCGTTAATTTTTAACACAGTACCTGCTGGATAATTCGCGGTAGTTCGTACATCCCCTTCCACGCCGGCTTCACCTGATCTCCAAACCGGAAGCTGTGGATATTTGCCTGCGCTAGTTGGAATAGCTATTGAAACAGTATTAGCTTTAGCTTTATATGCTCTTAATCTATAACCTGGATGTATGTAATGGGTTTGAGATCCAACCGGAGATCCGGGACTGGAAGTCACACCGTCGATTAAATACGCATTCGTAATTTTATTTTCGTCTGCAGAAGCATATGGTTCAAATCTTTGTGTAGTACTGTTTAAAGGTATATTATAAGACAATGATGTATCCAGATCTACAGGAAATGCTTCGTCAAGAACGGCGACGGTTGTATTAGATAAACTTTCAACAGATCTTGTTGATCCAGAAGATTCTAAAAGAGGGGAAAATATAGTAATTGTAGTATTTGGTTTGACTTCCCGGTGACCAAAATCATTAAAGTTAGTGCCGTCCACCTCATCTACAAATTCACCTTTTATTATCATCAATGTCTTACCTTTAGTTCTTATACTTCCTTTTTCAACAGTTTCATCGTCCTCCATGCCTTGAGTCGTTTGAATCAAGCTTATTTCAATTATTTGTAACATTTCTTTAATGCGGAAGACCAATAATTCTAATTCTCGTAAATCATTGTCTCTCAACATTAGCAACTCTTCATAAATGTTTATATCATCGCCTTGAAATTGTTCAGTTATTGGATGAAAAGAACCGAAAAGATTAACTTCCATTATTTGGGCTAGTATACTTTTCGTTCCGGTCGGTTGCCCTTCCAATAGTTCTAAAATCTTCTCTAGCCCTGCCTTCGCTGCCGTCAACCATGCTTTTTTATCAACAGCCAATTCACTTGCGGGCCTTGAGTCTCCAACAGTTACAGCCTCGTCATCTCCAACAGGATCCCCTAACATTTTCCAGTATTTAGAATTAACTACAACCATCCCACTGGTAGAACCTGCAGCGGTATCTTGAATTAATGGTGTGAAGACTGCGCTTGCATCATCAGGATCCTCTGTTGTTAATATGCATTCAAAATTTTTGCCAGAGAAAAATACCTCATCGGGCGGTGAGTACACTTTGGTGTTTGGAGTTCCATCATCTGCAAAAGTCCCGGGTCCGGCATAAGGATCAATAGCTAATGACTTCATATCGGCAGCCACTTTTGTTTCAGCTGCAGTTTGTACTCTTAAACCCATTAACAATGCCAACATATCTATACCTCTTAAAAGTACAGAATCGTCTGGTCCTCCTCCTAAAAAACATACTCCGGCACAAAATTTTAAATCTTCTGGTGGTTTGAGTTCGCCTCCTGCGGCATTCATTCTTTCTCTAAATGTAGTTATTCCCCCGACTCTTGGTTCTAAATATAAAGAATACATACCGGCAGCTGGCAAACCATTAGCGAATAAATCTAATATTACTTCAATATCTGCCGCGAAAGCTAATACATCTTCTATTTTATCATCGAGCCATTTTATAATAGGATCTAAAGTTTTTTTAGCAGATGCGACACTTGATTTTATCCCCTTTACTTCCGCTTCACATTTATTAAGCATTGGACCCAAAGCTGGAATCAGTTGCTCTAAACTTTTACCGGACCAGTTAGGTGATTCTGGTAAAGCATTATCATCATAAGCATCTACTACCATGCCTACTACACATTCTCCTTCTTTAACTTGATGGTATGTAGCTTCCCGTTGATCATCCGGTTCAATGACTTTTCCTTCCTCGCCCTTTATTCCGGATGCAACTGAAGGAATTGCTTCATATATTAACTCACCTGATACAAACTCTTCAGAGCCACTTTCTAAATATTCAATCTCTAATGTTTGATTCATATATGGCAAAGGATTGCGATTTTCTTTTTGACCTATATGTTTAGCTTTTATTCTACTTTCTGTCATATCAACATCTTGAGAATCCATAGATGAAGATGCGTTCGGGACCATGACTTCATTAATCCACGATTTAGTTTCTACTACAGCTTTTACGCGGCCATAAACTCCTCTGTCATTTTTTAATATTCTATTGGTTTTCTTTGGATCCTGTACTGTAAATGCTCCGGATTTTTCTTCTTGCATAACGTAGTAATCCGTGAAATCTGTATCTCTCCCATCCCCCGCCGAATCTCCTCCCCCTCTCACTTCTTCTCTTCCTTCCGCTTTCGCCGGCGCCCCTTTAGCAACGACTATTTTCGCGACTTTAGATACTAATAATTTATGAGAAACTGCAGCGGGTTTCCATATTTTTTTAATATCTTTTAGTAATTCCACAAAGCCTTTAATTTCTATAAGCTTATTAAAATTTGTCAGAACGTTTGAAAATTTGTCAAAATCTGGCAGCCCTATTATAAAAATAATGCCCCCAACTTTAGCTGAATCAGACATAATCGGTCTGCCTGATTTATAATAACTTGGATCTATTAAATCTGAAAATTTGTTTATATCAACATTGGGAATCCATTCATCCAACTTACTCTCTGTCGTTCCGTCTGCAATTGCTTGTTTAAAAAATTTCGGTACGTCGCCTAAATCATCAAAAGATTTATCTATAGTTTGTATAATTCCGCCGGGAGTTAATGACATCAAACCTGTGTACTTATTCACTTTTATATAAGCCTTGTTAACACGACCGGTAATATCGCCGGACGTATACCCCTTAAGCGAAGCTAGCGTTGACAGTGGAGTATCACTCATTTTTGGCTGTTCAACATAATTTTGTTCGCCTGTGATAGGATCTATGGCTATTTTATCGCCGACACCGGCTACCTCCAATTTGGCGGGCTGGAACTTGCCGGAACCCACTGGAGACTCAATGGCACCGATTCGTGTTGCAGGAACATAAATATTTTTCCCAAAAAATAAAGCACCCGTCATTGGATTTCGTTCTACATTTGGTTCAACCGAACCAGCATGAACTGGTAGCATGTAAAAACCTAGACCTCGTAAATCTTTTAATATTGCTAAGATTTCATCTAAGATTGCATCAATTGCCGCAAATATAGGATCTATGGTAGCAAACATTAGAGCTTTGTTTATTTCATATATTTCTTTAATAAACGCTGAATTTGCTTTATGAAGTTCCAAAGCCTTTTTTGCTGCTTCAAAAAATGGTTTTAAGTAACCAATATCTCCTAATGCTGCAGATTTCCAAAGATCCGCCTCAAACACTTCTGCCGCCGCTCCGTACTGTCCGAACGCTTCCCCGTCGAGTTGGCCAAGAGCAGTAATATCTAGTTCTAAATTAGTTCCCGTAATTGCGTGAGTATCAGCTGCGTTATTCTTAAGAGCCATTATTTTCTTTCCTTTTTATTTCAACTTCGTTAAATTTTTCTATATCTGTTCTAACGGTTTTCAATAATTGATTTTCTAATTCCGTTAATTCTTTCAATTTTTTAGCTAACAGAGATAATTTTGGATGAGCTCCTATTTTATCTGGTTGTTGCCATTCGTCTTTTGCCATATATTACTTATGATAATAAATTTGCTAAGGATAATTTGGATTCTTCTGTTTTCGTATATGTTCCCTTCGTCATAGGAAGTGCTTTGCCTCCAACAATTGGGCCCCCAGAGTTCCCCCCCACTAAGTCATGTTGATGCATTATATAATCCATAAAAAAATCATCTAGAATTTTTTTCAAATCCGCCACATCATTTTTAAT